GGTGTGCTTGCCATGATTTTTCCTTTCTGCCAGCGCTGCTGCCACGCCTTCGGACAGTACGTTTTTCTTCAATATAACGTGCACAGAACGATGCACAAGCTCGCCTTGGTGCCAGTATTCTACCCAGCCGGTAGTTTCGTTTTCGGTGTCAATTGAACCTTCACGCTTCTCAAGCAGTGAGTCGTCCATGTCGCCTTTGGTCGTGGTAACTAGCATCAGCCGATCCTTATGATTGCAGAAGTGTTTGATGGGTCAGGGAACTGCACAGTGAATGTGGACGAAGACGTCTTGTCCGCACCAAAGTCCAACACACAAACCGTCGGGTTTGTTGTGCCGTTTTCCAAATAAATCAACGCACCACGCGCTGTGAACGAGCCAGTCCAAGACACGTTGCTGAACGACAGGTACGCAACCGTGCCAGAGTTACCCGTTGTAGGTACCTGCGCGATGGTCAGTGTTTCTCCACCAGCGGTGTAGCCCGAACCAGATGTCTCGCCAACCGCCGTATACGCAGCGGTAGTTGCATCCAAAGACGCAGCGTTGGTGTACAGGGCGATCTTGAAGACCTGTGTTGTGCCCGTACCAAAGTCGAACGTACCGTCCAGCAGCCCCGTCTTGAATGTGTTGGTTGTCCAGTTACCTGTGAAAGCCATTAGGTCACCGCCTGCTTATATTGACCGTCACGATACGCGTCGCCGCGCTCCATACCATCGCCCAGACGTTTGGCCAGACCAAGCGCTTCTTTGTACTTGCCGTCGTAGAGCGCCATCATGTCCGCCTCACCCTTCATGTAGGTGTACGCTTCGACCAAAGAGCCGTACAGCAGCACGCTGTCAAAGTTATCGCCCAGCCATGTGGTGCCAGTTGACGACTCAGTGATTGACTCGGGGTAGAAGAAGTAGTGCAGCTCAACGCTGTAACTGGCATCAGGTGTGGGGCCAACAATCAACGACAACTCGTTGGTCAACTGAACAGGGTCTACACCTGTGGTTGTGGGGCCGAACAAAGCGTAGTACTTTGGGATCGCTTGGTCATTGGGGTTTGGGTATGCCTGACGAATAAAGTTGACATCCTTGTTCAACAGGTATTCGTAGTTGCCGCTGCCGTCAATGACCGCCAAAGAGTAGACGGCCAAAAAATCATTGGGGCATGAAACGTACTTGTTGCCAACCGACATAGCTCCTGTCACGTTCTTGCGAAGCGATGGGAACTGTATGGTGTTGTAGATGCGCTGCTCCGCCTGCTGAATGAACGTGTCCATGTCAACAGTGGGGAACGTGTTCTCCGTGTAACTGGAGATCGCGACAACAAGCTCGGCGTAGGTCATGCCATCGGGCCTCGAGACATGAAGCCTTTGGTGGCTGCGCCAGCGCCGCGCATCTTGATGCCGTCGGTCTTGGTTGGGTTGTTACCAGCGCCTTTGCTGATATTACCAACGCTCATGTTCACAGTCTCAGCCTTGCTACGGTTGGCTTTTGCAGCCAAGTCAGCAGGACCTTCTTTGTAGCGACCTGCGTAAGCAGATGCGGGTAAGTTGTTTTCTCCAGCCATATTAGCCTCCGCGTTGGTTGCTTGCACGGGCCATGTTGCGGCCTTGAGCTTTGAGCGAGTCATTGGTGACGCCGCCTTTAGACAATTTAGTTGGCTTCTTGCCGGGGTGCATGTTTTTCTCATGCTTGCCAACAGCCGCCTTAATCATCTTCTTGTCTTGTGCTAGGTCTTTCTTGTCCATGAGGGACTCCTTACGTCGTTACTATCGTTACTGTACCAAGACTTACGGTCAAAGCCAAGTTATTTGGCGTTAAACCTGCATCATTGGCTGCTGCGCCACCAACAGGATTCCAGCCCCATTGGAAGATTCGACTGCCGCCACCTTGCTCACCATCGGCCAACAGCCCAGAAGTGATGTAGCTGCGGTCAGGCCGGGGGTTGCGAACGCCTTGAGGATCGTCCACTGGGTACATGCCCAACTGGAGCTGCGGCTGATCGGGGTCCCAGCATGAGGGGCACACCAACAACTCGTAGTTCTTGGTCTTGACGACCTCACGACGGAGTTCACGCAGTTTGAAGCGAGCGTCACAGCGATCACACTGCGCGATGCTGTATTTGCCAGAAGCAAACCGGTTGCCCATTTAGAACCCGCCCCCAATGAACTGCTGGCGCGGCACAAATCGAACGGCGGCTTTCTCTTGGTCTTCGCCTGCGGCAAGCTCCCAAGCCTCGTCGTACTGCTGCTTCAAGACCTGCAAACGCTCCAGCCCACCGGGGACTTTGAGCGCCAAGTAATACGACAGACCTGCGGTCATGCAGGGCACAAAACGGAAGGGCACGTCCATGACGTTCACACCACCGCCGGCATCCTGCACGCGACGCATACGCCAATACACAAACTGGTAGCTCTGCGCGTTGTCAGGGGTTGGCCACACGGTTACTGCTGGGAGTTGTGCCCAATAGATGGTGGCTGCGGCTGTGTGGGCAGCGGCGGTTGAGTTGTTCTGGCCGCGGAAGCAGTTGTACAGAGTATTGCCCGTGATGTAGCCGTACTGGATGTATTCGGAGTCAATCTTGATGAAACCGGTTGACGGTAGTCCAGAGGCGTCGGTAACAGTAATCGTGGTATCTGTCGCGGTGATTGTTGATGCAAGTGTGCCTCCCGTAGCGGACTGCTGTCCGTCCAAACGCTGTACCCATACCTGAATTGGACGGGCTTGTTGCAGTTTGTTTGGGAGCGTCGCGTACGTAGAAACACTGATACGCGTGATGGTCAGGTCAGCTTGGTTGCTGACGCTGTTGGCCTGTGTACGAATCACATGCTCTAGCAAATCCACGGTGTCGTTTGGCAGCGGGTAGGTGTTCTGGCCCTGCACGAGATCAATCGTGCCCTGCTCAAACGTCCACATGTTCACGCCACGGTTCGCCCAATCGGCGAACAAAAGATTCAAAGACCGACGGGCCGTGCGCAGGTCATAGCCTGTGCGCATCTCTGAACCGACGCGCTCAAACGCTTCCTCTACCAGCTCGGTGAGGTCTAGGTTAAAACCAGTTGATCCAGAGGTGTTTGCCATTTAGCAGTTCCATGCCCGAAGGCTTTTGTTGATGCGGCTGTTCGGGTCTTTGGCAGTCTTGGCTGAAGTTAGTTTTTTCTTCATGCCTTCCATGCGAGCGCAGAACGAATCACGACGCTTGCCGCCCTCGGGTTGGGGAGCCTTCAGACCGGGCTTGCCGGGGTTCGCTTTGTTGTAGGAGGCACGTCCTTTGGCGTTCAATCCGCCCTTCTCAGACTTGCCTTCCTTGCGGGTCCACGCAGGTGACTTGGCCATGATTATTCAGCTTCGTCTTCGTCGGCAGCGTCTTCAGCCACGACTTCTTCTGGAGTCTCAGCGACTTCTTCAACCACTTCTTCAACCACTGGTGCAGACTCCACAACAGGGTTGTAGCCTTCCAGCTTGGCAATCAGTGCTTCCAGCGCGGGATCAGCCACGCCAAACATGGCGGCGTACTGCGTAGCTTTTGCTTTCAACGCATCGGTGATGATCGCGTCTTCTTCGAGGGTCAATGTGAACTGAGACATGTTGGTCCTTTATCTAAAACTTGCTGTTTTATTTGCGATGGTTTTGGGCTGGGCTACGAATTGTTTCCCGGCTTTTTTGCCAGCGCGTTTCGCACGCGTTGTTGCAGCGTACTCAGCAGGGCTGAGGCTTTTGATCGCAGCTTCAGGAAGGTATCTTTCGCCTGTTTTGCTAGACGGTTTTCCACTTTTGGTTCTCCATTTCTGGTCGCCCCAATCCTTCAGGGATTTCTGCGGCGCTTTCATTCTAGTCCTTGTAGCCGCCACCAGCAGCCTTGTACTTCTTGGCCACCAGTTGCGCCTTACGTGCGGACCACTGACCTGCGCCAGTGCCGTGAGTTGCCGCGGCTTTCACCTGAGACACAATCCTCTTGCGAAGAGAGGGCTTGGTGTAGTTACCGGCAGCATTGACTTTGCCGCCTTCGGCGAACATCTCGACCTCGTTCGGATTATCCTTGCGGGTAATCTTCTTGCCCTTGGGCATCTTAGAGGGGGAGATGTCCCCCATACCGCGGCTGGCCATCATGATTTAGCACTTACCGCCAGAACGCATGGTCACCATCTTGCCTTTGGTCTTGCCTTTTGTGGCAACGCCGTCTTTGCTTGGAGCAGCAGTCTTAACTGAGCCCATTGATGTCATGCCGCCACCAGCCATTTTTTTAGCAGGAGCGCCTTTTTTCTTAGCCATCATTGCCATGAAGCCGGGGTTCATTTTAGAAGCCATAGTATCACCACCTTTTGAAAATTTTTGGCCTTTACTGGCCGTACTGAACTCTTTGGCAACCTTTGAAGGTATGCCGACCTTTTTGGCGAACGCAGGGTTGTGAGCCGCTGCATCCATCAAATTCTTTTGCTTAAGACTGACCGAGGGCACCGCGCTTCTCCATAAGTCTGTCCAATTTTTCATCCAAGCGATCAAGCCGGTCCAAGACCCTGTTAATGTCTGCGTGGACTTCGACTTTGGTGACGTACTCTTTGGCGATCTCTTCGCGGGTGCGGTTGAGGAGGATCGTGATGCGGCTGAGTTCATCTGCTTTGTCCTTTAAGACCCAGCTCAGCAGGCCAAGGCCCGCTGAGAGTATGAGGTTCCAAACCATGTTATCCATTATGCACTTTCTTCGCAATTATGCTGTTCGGCATGGTACTGCTCGGCTGTGGCTGGTTCATCCCAGTCCGTGCCGTTTTCGTTCAAAACCTGCCACTGCTTTCCGCACTTGTTGCAGGTGATGTGGGCGATGTTTGGGTCAAAGTTTTCCATTAGCCTGCATCCACATGAGCGTCGAGGTTGAAAGAGCCTTGCAGCGTTGCACCGTTGGTATAGACCACACGAGCGTAGCGATAAGACAGGTGGGTTGTGATGACAGACAGTGTGTTTGCAACCACGGAGGCTGTCACAGCATCACGCCAGTTTGTACCGTCTCGACTGATCTGAATCTTGAAGCCGTTGGCAGCACTTGGTTGATCAGAGAACGCCAGAGCCGTGATGGTCTGGTAAATGTTCATCGTATCGCCGTAGTCCAAGGTCACGCTGGTGAACGTTGCTC